TATGTCGGTGTGGAACAGGAAGAGATTACTCTGATTAACGATGCAATGATGGTGGAAAAGACCATAGATCCCGGAGAACTCCCGGGAAAGACAGTCATTGAGGCTATTTGTGAGATCAACGGCTGCTTTGGCCATATCGGCAGAAATGGAAAATTACGGTATGTGTTGCTGGAACGAATGATTGAGGGACTGTATCCTGCAGATGATCTGTATCCTGCAGATGATCTTTACCCGGCAGATCCGATGGGAACCACGGAGGTATCCAGAAGCAATTATATCTCCTGCCAGTATGAGGATTTTGTAGTCCAACATATTGATAAGCTGCAGATCCGCCAGGAAGAGAACGACATCGGTGCCATCGCTGGTAATGGCAATAATTGTTACATCATCGAGGATAACTTTTTGATATACGGCAAGTCTGCGGCAGACCTGCAGACCATCGCAGATAACGTCCTCAGCGTGATCAGTGGTGTGTGGTACCGACCAGCGCAGGTAGAGGCCCGTGGCAATCCATGTTTGGAGGTTGGAGACGGTATCCTGCTGTATACTTCCCGGGAGACCATCTATACCTATATTTTACAGCGTACGCTTAAAGGCATTCAGGCACTCCGGGACAGTTACACTGCGGAGGGCGAGGAGTACCGTACCGGGCAGGTCAACGGCCTTATGAAGTCTATTATTCAACTGAAAGGTAAGTCGAATGTCCTTACCAGGACAGTGGAAGAGACCAGACTGGAACTGAAGGATGTCAACGAGAATCTGTCTGCACAGATCAGCATCAACGCACAGCAGATTTTAACCAAAGTATCCAAGGACAATATCGTTTCAGAGATCAATCAGACTGCGGAAAGCATCAAGATCAAGGCAGAGCGGATAGACCTGGTCGGTGTGGTAAATGCGGATGAACTGGTCAGCAAATATGCCACCATAGAGACGTTGAATGTGACAAAACTGGAACTGAACAACCTGATTGCCACCAAGGCAACCATTGACTCTCTGAATGCCGTCAGTGGCCGCGTGGGGAGCTTGGAAGCAGATCATGTGACAGTCTCTGATCTGAATGGTGTAAGCGCTCGTTTGGGAACGGTAGAAGCCAACTATATCAGCGCCGGAACCGTAAAGGCTGATTACATGGAGGTAGCCAACTGGACATCCTCCGGTGTAATTAAAGCGGACAGAATCAGCGCTGCGACTATCGTAAATAAGCTATCAAGCGTTGATCTGGTCAGCGTAAGAGCAATGGGTGTCAGCGGGTACATGAATTATAAAGGTACAGTAGTTGCGTGGAGAACAAAAAACATTAGTGGGACTGTTATAACTTATTTGGGACCGGAGGATTAAGAATGAGCAATTTAGAAATCAGGGAATTTAGTCAGGCAATTACAAACTTTGTGGATAGTTCCGGGTTGCCGGAGGAGGTCAAGCGTATGGCTCTGCAGGAGGTGCTGACACGTCAGGAGCAGAAAGCCAGGGATGCATTACTGGCGGAGATTGCGAACCGCGATGCTGCCGAGGCAAAACAGAAAGAGGTGGAGCAGGATGCAGAAAGCGTATGACTGGGAAGAGGATTACTGGGAGAATAAACCATCTATCAAAACAGCATTAAATAAGACCAACATGGACAAGCTAAGTAATGCGACTCGCATTATTGACGAGCGTGTGATTACACTGGATCTGACTAAGCTGTCAACTACAGAGGCTAATGGGATGATCACGGGAATTACCATTAATCAGGATAATGGCGATATTACGGTTACTTATTATTCTGGAGCAACCAAGGTATTACATACCCTGATGGCACAGATTGCCATCAACTTCGGCTATGATCCGGTTACCGAGCAGCTTATTATCTACTTAAAAGATGGAACAGAACAGTACATAGATATGTCTGCACTCATCACGCAGTTTGAATTTTTAGACTCGGATACTATTTATTGGACCATCGGGAAAGATGGCAAGGTAAAAGCTGATATAAAGAAAGGGAGTATTACGGCGGATAAGCTGCAGCCGGATTACCTGGCGGATATTACCGTACAAGCAGAAACGGCAACACAGCAGGCATCTGCGGCGGCATCATCTGCAGCACAGGCCAAGATAGATGCGGATCGAGCAGAATCGTATGCAAAAATCACTGAACCTAAGTTCTATCTGGATGAAACCACGATGAACCTTTATATGAAGGATGGCGCAGGAGTGGATTTTGTAGTAGTTGATAATGTTTTATATTGGAAGGTAGCATAAGGAGGACAATGACATGGCAGCACCGGAAGGTTACAATGCTCTCGGAAAAATCGGAATATCTTACAAAGGAGATTACGACTCCAATACCACATATGAGCGACTGGACGCGGTTGAACATAACGGCAGTACATATCTGGCTATTAAAGATGCTCCGGACGGAGCTCCCAGGGATGATAAGGTAAACTGGATCTATCTGGCCAAAGGGTTCAGCGGTGACATCGGAGATTCCGAGATCACTTTTACCGAGGCAGAGAACCGCGAGAACATTAATACGGGCGAGAGCGTAAAGACGGTCTTTGGCAAGATTAAAAAGTTTTTTGCGGACTTGACCGCACCGGCATTTGCACAGATGATCACCACAAAGGAGGATCTGTTAGCTACCAAGGCTACCGGATATGTGCCGGATGCCAAGGCGGTAGCAGATGCATATACTGAGTTAAATGGCAAGTTAGACACCGCAACTGAAGCAATAGTTCATGATAATATCACTGGCATATTTACATATACCAAAATCGGACATATGTGCATTGGATGTGGTACATTAACCACCACAAATGATATAGATGCATACTCCGCTATAGTTGACGAGTTGCCAAAAACATATACGGGTGATCCTTATCCTGGTGCCTTTGTTGCAGAAGATAATACTTATAATGATTTTTATATCAATGGTTCAGCAATCGTAAACCGTAAGCCAGTATCAAAAGGGCATATATTGAGACTATCATGTGTCTATATGTGTCAATAATTAGGTTGGTCTGGATTAGTGGTAAAATGTTAAGTCATTATATCCCATATTTAATCAATAAAATATGCAAGTTCCCCGTGAATTTTATATTCACTATTATTACCAAGATCTCCGCTTCTATTTGTGTCAGGAACATAGTACATAACATATCTATGTCCGTCTGGTTCTAGCATTACAAAACCTAAATGATAGGATGCACCTACTAATAATACAGTATTTCTTTCGTTTATCACATTTGGTTGTGGAAAACATTTTTCAGGTATGTTAGCTTTTTTCCAGTCTAAACATATACATCCTGTAAATGAGATTATTATATGTTTGCCACATCTTTTTAAAATGCAGTTTTCTGCAAGAGTCACCACTTCAATTGTATCTAACTTGCCATTTAACGAAGTAAATCAGATGGCGGGCGCAGCCACAAGAGCGCCAGAAAGGAGCCCACATGGGTTACATTAAATTTAAAAATAAAGAGACCGTACAGAAGGTCATAGTATCTGAAGAGAGTCCTCATGTGATCAGAATCACCGGAGACAATCTCGTTGTAAATACTGACGGCTTCAGTCTCTATCTGGACGAAGATTGCAAATATCCGCTCGATAATGGTGAGTATGAGGCATACAATACTTTGTTCCGAGAAGGTGACGGCTGGTATGAGCTGTCCGATGACGGATCTGTCTATGTTGAGCCGGTTGCACCGGTGCAACCGGAGCCCACAGAGGAAGAACTGGCAGAAATGGCCAAACAGGAACAAATCCGACAGGTAACAGCACAGATCAATGACTTGAAGGTACAGATTGCTGCAAGCGACTATAAAGTAATCAAGACCTACGAGTATTCTCTGCTGGGAGAGCAGGCGGAATACGACATGGAAACAGTCCATGCTGAGCGACAGAATCTCCGGGATCAGATCAACGCACTGGAGACGCAGCTGACAGAATTAACAGCAGAGTAGGAGGCTGCCAATGAGAGCAAGAGACGGACCCGCGTAATTACATAGCAACCATTGAGCCAAGAGCCGATTACTTCCCTGCCGGGAGGTGACCGGCTTTTATATTTGAGTGAGGTGCGGCAACATGAACGAAACCGAAATGGAACATCGGCTTACAGAGGTAGAATCCAGATCAAAATCCAATACTCATAGGATTGATAAGTTGGAGAGAGTGACGGAAGAAATCCACACCATGTCAAACACAATGATTCAGTTGGTGGAGGAAGTAAAACACACCAACGAGACGGTATCAAGCTTGGATCAGAAGGTTGAAAAGATGGACAGCCGAGTGGATGATATGGAGCGTGCTCCTGGGAAAGAGTGGAGTAATGCAAAGAGAACAGTTTTTAATACCATTGTTAGCGGACTTATAGGAGCTATAACTACAGGACTTATCTGGGCTGCGGTACGGGCATCCCAGATGTTTTAAGAAAGAGAGGATAACATTATGGATTTATCATTTTTATTGCAACTCGTAGACCCCATCATTTTGGGAATCTGTCTGCTGACAGGTTATGTGCTTAAGGAGGCATTTGACAAGTTTCCCAACAAGTTTATTCCGCTTGCATCCCTGAGCATGGGAACCATCATTGCAATCATTATCCACCTACAGGCCGGTATCAATGCAGAGGTTGTATTGGGCGGAATGATCTCGGGACTGGCTGCCACCGGCATGTATGAACTGTTGAGGAATCTGCTGGACTTTGACGGAAAGAAGGAGGAGTAACATGAAACAGGCATTATATAAAGGACCGGACATTTCCAAACACAACGGAAATGTCAACATAAAGAAGGTGCGCGATGCAGGATACAAGCGTATCGGCATTCGGGCAGGGTATGGTAAAAATAACGTTGATGAGAAGTATGTCAGCAATGCGCTTGCATGCGTAAATCTGGGAGTTTTAGCTATTATTTACTGGTTTTCCTACGCTTTTTCTGAGCTCATGGCAAAAAACGAAGGGGACTATTGCTGTGATCAGGTCGAGAAATACTGGGAAAAATGTCCTGTCGCATATGACTGCGAATATGACACTGTACGCTATGCCAGAACTAAGGGGATAAATATCACAAAAGATCTGGCAACGAATATGGCCATTGCGTTTTTGTCGAGAGTAAAGGAAAGAGGACACGTCCCGGTGATTTACACTAATCGGGATTACCTTAAAAATTACTTTGATATGGACAAGATTGTGGCAACGCTGGGAAAGGTGTATGTGTGGTATGCTAGGTACGGAGTGTCTTTGAGCGAAGCTGAACTGAATCTGGCCGATATCTGGCAGTATACGTCCTCTGGAGTTGTGCCTGGAATCAGTGGCAAGTGTGATATCAATATTTTTTATACAGACTTCGAAATGGTGTCAGTACCGGCGGAGCGTGAGGAAGTATGTAACATCAACATCCAGAACTTCCAGGAAGCTGCAAATGCAGATGGGTATCGGGATGAACAAGGGAGAAAGCTGGTCGAAGATGGCAAAGATGGTCCCAATACTCAGTATGTGCGGCGGCAGATCTGCCTGCAGGCGAAGAGAGTCGGGCTGATCTATAAGGTTGGCTCCACAGGAGCGGTAGTTAAGTGGTGGCAGACACGTTGTAACGAGATCCTTGGCGGTAATCAGGACACTGATGGCAGGTATGGCAAGACTGCCAGAACGGAGACAATCAAGCTGCAGAAAAAGCTTAATCTCACAGCCGATGGTAAGGCGGGATATAACAGCCTGCAGGCGGCATTCTATAATTGACGGATCAGCAGAAGGTATGGTACTCTGAATTTAACCCATAGAATCCTTGTCATGGGAGAAAGGACGAAGAACAAGAAGGGGTGTTCTTCGTCCTTTTTATATTAACTGGCAAGTTAGGCAATATTTATATAAGTGATATTACATCGGAAATAAACACAGATTATGTTGATGGCAGTGTTTATGTTTATTCAACAAACCGAACAATACGTGTCATTGCAAAGTTAACGGCAAAAGAAGATATTCCAGCTTGGACACATATAATTAATAACTTAGGATGGAGTGGTATTAATATATACTTCCATGATGTAAATAATCAAATTGGTATTAACTGGAACGGAAATTATATGCAAAACACTATTGTCGTAAGTAAAAATAATACTTTTAATATAGATATTGAAGGTATTGTTTGAATAATTATTGGCACATGTAGACACATGATAGCCTCAACGTATGCCCTTTTGATACTGGCTTACGGTTTACGATTGCTGATCCATTGATATAAAAATCATTATAAGTATTGTCCTCCGCAACAAAGGCACCAGGATAAGGATTACCTGTATACGTTTGTGGTAGATTACTAACTATAGCGGAGTATGCACCTATATCATTTGTGACAGTTAATGTACCGCATCCAACACATATATATCCGATTCTGGTATATGTAAATATGCCAGTGATATTATCATGGACAATGGCTTCAGTTTCGGTGCTTAACTTGCCATTTACTATACAAACATAAAAATAATAGTAGCCGTATTTCCGGTCACGGTGGTGCGAACCCGGGGGCCACATATAATGGAAGAAAGGAAAGCGAGGATGTTCTGGCGCTGACACTGGCGGTGGGGAGTATTTTGGAGGAAAATGGAGTGGATGTGTATTATACCAGAACCACGGATGTCTACGAGTCCCCGTACCAGAAAGCACAGGAGGGAAACGAGGTGGGAGGAGACTATTTTGTCTCGATCCATCGGAATTCCAGTCCTTATCCGAACCAGTACAGTGGCGTGGAGAGTCTGGTCTACAACCGCTACGGGGCGGCGGCCCGGATGGCGTACAATATCAATGCCAGACTGGAACAGGTGGGGTTCGTGAATCTGGGAGTAAACGAGCGGCCGAATCTAGTGGTGTTAAACAGCACGAATATGCCGGCGGTGCTGGTGGAGGTTGGATTTATCAATACGGATGCAGACAACGAACTCTTCGACAGCCGGTTCGATGAGATCGCCCGTGCCATTGCTGATGGAATTCTGGAGAGTGTTCAGCCCACACTACATTCATAAAAGCGTCTGCTGCGCAGCCGGCGCCGCTTTGGCGGCTCACCTTTTATTTCATTTGCGTGGAGCTCCGCTCATAGAATACCACAAACGAGACTTAGAATGCGAGCATCCTAAGTCTTGTCTGCGGCATCCTATGGCTGAACTTTTTACCTAAACCTTACAAATATCTTACCGTACTGCGATATTATGTGAATTTCCTTCATGCTAGTATGTCCTTGTAATCAAGAAAAAGAAAAAACAAACAACATGGAGGAACATTATTATGAGAGTAAGACACAGTAAAGGATTAGCTCTGGTAGGAGCATGTATTTTATTTGCCATGAGTCTGGCAGCCTGCGGCAACAGTGACACTGCAGCAGATGCAGCAAACACAGCATCTTCCGCAGAAGTAAGCAGCGTTGCAGAGAGCACCGTAGCAGAGAGCAGCGTAGCTGCACCCGCTGAGACCACCACAGATCTGTCCGGCAGCATTTCCATGGTAGGAAGTACTTCTATGGAGAAATTAGCCAATGCACTGAGCGAAGCTTTCATGGAAGAATATCCTGATGTAACCGTAACCGCTGAGTTCGTGGGATCCGGCGCGGGCATCGAAGCTGTAACCAATGGAACCGCAGATATCGGTAACTCTTCCAGAAGCTTAAAGGATGAGGAAAAGGCAGCAGGCGTTGTAGAGAACGTAGTAGCTATCGATGGTATTGCAGTATGTGTAGACCCTGCTAACGAAGTAGCAGATCTGACCAAAGAGCAGTTGACCAACATTTACAATGGCACAGTTACCAACTGGAAAGAAGTTGGCGGTGCAGATGAGCCTATCATCGTGATCGGTCGTGAGGCAGGTTCCGGTACCAGAGGCGCTTTCGAAGAGCTGGTTGATCTGGTAGACGGCTGCAAATATGCAAACGAACTGGACAGCACCGGTGCAGTAATCGCAAAAGTAGCATCTACGCCCGGAGCTATCGGATATGCTTCCCTGGATGCTTTGGATGACAGCGTTAAGTCACTTTCCCTGGAAGGTGTAGAAGCTACCGCAGAAAACATCAAGGCCGGCAACTACTTCTTAAGCAGACCCTTTGTAATGGCTACTAAGGGTGAGATCTCCGAGCAGAACGATCTGGTACAGGCATGGTTCGACTTTGTACTGGGTGACGAAGGACAGCAGGTTGCTTCCGAAGTTGGTCTGATCACTGTAAAGTA